CCCCAGTAGGACCCTGGGCTCCTTGAATGCCCTGTACCCCCGTACCTCCTGTTGCGCCTGTCGCTCCAGTAGCGCCTGTAACGCCGTTTGTCCCTTGAGCGCCAGTCTCCCCTGTTGCGCCCGTAGCACCTGTTGCGCCTGTGGTTCCAGTCGGCCCAGGAATTATAGATGTTGCTCCTGTAGCCCCTGTAGGTCCTGTAGCCCCTGTAGGTCCTGTAACACCTGTGGGCCCTGTAGAACCTGTGGGACCAGGTGCCGTAGAATTAGCCCCTGTTGGGCCAACACTTCCAGTGGGCCCAGTATCTCCAGTTGGACCTGTAGGTCCAGGAATTATAGACGTCGCACCTGTAGCTCCTGTTGCCCCAGTGACTCCAGTTGGACCCGTATTTCCTTGAACACCTTGTATGCCCTGAATTCCTTGAACCCCAGTTTGACCTGTAGCACCTGTAGCACCTGTTGCGCCCGTGGTTCCAGTTGGACCAGGGATTATAGATGTTGCTCCTGTAGCTCCTGTCGGACCTGTAGCTCCTGTAACGCCAGTAGGACCCGTAGGCCCCTGAACTGTAGAGTCAGCCCCAGTAGGACCCGTAGGTCCCGTGCCACCAGTCTCACCCTTAGGTCCAGAAACGGCAGGAACCTGCACGTCAACTATATTGCTTGACGGTACAGATACCTCTACGGATAGTTGTGCTGGGGATGTTACCTCTACAATCATTTTAGTTGAGTTCGTTTATTTCTTGCTGGCATGCAGCTATGGCGTCATCATAGCCAGACACATCGAAATCCATTTTAATTAACAAATCTTTTGTAATTAAAAGATGTTGTATTTTTTGGTTCAAGCCATCTATTAACTGTTGATTTCTCATGTTATTCATATAGATGCAAATTCCAGTTCAACCTATAATCTGCTGAAGTTGGTCCAGCGGTTTTCCACCCAAATCCAAACCACATAGAGCCACCAGTAACACCAAGCCCAGTAAGACCAATTGTATTTAATGCTGTTATAATACTTGACGAAGCATCAAGAGTAGACTCGGCAACACCAATACATGTATAAGTAGATGACGATGTGCCTTCGGAAGCCACTGCTGGACTATGCCATAAAGACATAAAAAATGTTTGGTTTGTTACAGTGGCAGACCCCCAGTTGAGGCCCCTTGTGCTCATTTTTATCTCAGAAACATTATGAGGAACGTCTACAAGAGAGCCCTTGATGCTGTATGCCAGTGAGCTATGAGTAGAAGAGTTTGGAGTTGGTGGAGTTCCACCATGATTATAACTTATGGATTGAGTTAGAGAACCAGTACTTAAGTCTGAATAAGACGGACCAAAAGCAGGCGGGGAGTACAAAACATTGGTGGCAGTAGAAGCAACAATATAAAAACCATTATAACTGCTTGACTTCTTTGCCGTTGACGTTCCCGTTGGGCCAGTCATTCCTGTTGCGCCTGTTGCGCCTGTAGGGCCTATTCCCCCAACTGGCCCCGTCTCCCCAGTAGGTCCAGCAGGACCAGGGACAGTAGAAGTAACTCCTGTTGGTCCAGTTACACCAGTAACTCCTGTAGGACCTGTAGGACCTGTAGGACCTGGAACGGTTGAATTTGCCCCTGTGGGACCCGATGGACCCGTTTGTCCTTGAACACCTTGACTTCCTGTAGGGCCAACAAGGCCCTGGTCTCCCTTCACAGCAGGAACAGAGACCTCTATAATTATGTTACCAGACTCTATAATGCTGGTAGCCATTACACAACGGTTATGTCGTCATTTACTATAAACCCTCCTCTAACAATAGTCTTGTATGTTCCGCTTACAACTGACTGAATATCATATACATATCTTCCAGCAAGAACTTGCTTCATGGTGTTATGAGAACCAGTTATGGTGACATTTCCGCTATCGTCAACAACAATAGGCTCAAAAGTCAAGTTGGTTGTAGGGGATTCTCCTTCCTCTTGTCTAGTCTCTTTTGCGTCTGGGGTACTTATGACCACGGGACCCTTTATCAAGGCTGGTTCTAAAGAGTTAGGGTCTTGCACTGGCTGCTCTCTGACCTGCATCAAGAACGTGTACCCAAGGGTAGACAGTTCCATGGGGACGCCGTCAGAGTCCTTAAGTCTTAGATTAAGCAAGAACGTGTCTCCCTTCTTACAGACTATGTCAAGCTTGTCGGCTGTATCTAATGTAACCTTGCTGGCCATTATATTGTGTTTGATTGTTTGCGCTGTTCTATAAGCTTCGACTGCTCCAGAGCCTGCTTAGTGACCCTGTCATCTTTTCTGTTTTCCTTGAACACCTCTATCTTCTCTCTGAACTCCTTGTCGTCAGTCTTAAAGCCAAGCATAGCCTGAGCCTTTAGTAGTTCAATCTGCATTCTGTTCTGATGTCTTACAGACTCTAACTGAGCTTCAATCTGGGCCTGCAACTGCATCTTCTGAGCTTCAATCTGAGCCTCCATCTGCATCTCCTGCATCTTGGCCTGTGATGTAGCTTGTGCAGACTGCTGTTGTATCTGGGCCTGCATCTGGGAGTTCTGCATGGCCTGTTCTTGAAGCCTCTTCATGCGCTTCTTACGACGGGCAATCAACAGCATTTCCGCTTGGTTGACGTCCTTCATGTTACGGATGGCTATGGCATCCTCTATATCGAGTTCCTTCTGCTGGAGAGAAATCTGTATATTCTGCTCAAGATACTGTCTGTCTTTGTCCTCCATGTCCTTCACCACCTGAACGCCGAAGTTATACATGGGGAGGTTGCTGAACGATGAAAGAACCTTCATGTTCTCCTTGCCTATAGCATTCTCGTATACTCTAAACAAAACAGAGTCAGTTGGGAGAATCTGGATACACTTAACAACATCCTCACACACCTTCTTGAACAGAATCATGGAGGCGTTGGTTATGTCATATATAGCGTTGTTAGCTGCGGCTAAGGCCTGCTCTCTAACACCAACCAGTGCCTCGCCTTTAGGCGTTGAGGCGTCCATAACCTCGTTGATTCCAGTTACATCACGAATCATTCTCAGGTAATGGTTATATATACCTATGAGTTCGTTTATGTTTCTGATGCTGTTACCAATCTCTCGAATCGGTGGGTTTTGGAATCCTCCCTCTGGGTTCTTGCTTCTGTAGTAGAACACGCCCGTCTGCTCGTAGATGTCATGCAGGTCCAGAGGCTGTAGTTCTCCGCCTTTACCAAGCTGCACGTTCTCCAATCCCTCAATGTCTATGATAAGCCCATCAGGCTTTGCCTTGGCTATGGCCTGCTGTATCTTCAGGTGTGTAAGCTGCAACATGTCAGCAAAACCTATACAGCTATCCACCATGCTCTTCGGCATCATCTGCATCAGGTTGGTGGAGATAGCAGAATAAGACATACGCGCCTTGGATATGTCGTGTATGTTCTTGGGTATGTTGTTAACCTTCCCGTAGTCGAACAGGTAATCGTCGCAATCCAATATATAACTGCCTCCATATACGGTGGCTATGGTCATCATATGAGGCTTACGCTCATAGACGCTACCAGGTCTTTCCTTATACTCAAACCCCTTGTAGAAGAAGTTCATATTCCCGTATCTGTTCTCCTTCTCCTCGAAGTACATGTTGTCAACAGAGATAAACTCGAAGTCAAGAACATCGACCATGTACTCGTCATAGCCGTAGACGTTCTTCTTGAGTCTGTCATCGTACCTGTACTTATCTATGCTGGAAGAGTCATTTCCAGTCCTGTTTCTGACCTTGAAGGCAATCTTCTTCAGCGTCTCCTCGTCAATCTCGCCGTTAGATATTCTTCTAAGTTCATCTATAGAGATTCTCTTTATGCTACCTGCATAGATGATGTCATCAAAGTTAGGGTCCTCTGTATAGCTATGAACGAATCTAGAAGGGTCTACGTAGTCAAGGGCTATCCCTGTGTTGGGGTCGTTTCTACGCTTCACCACGGCCATGCCTATAGAGGCAAGGTCATTGACACATCTGCGGTACGTTCCGTCATTGAAGTTGTTCCACGACAGCGTCATATTGGTGCCAATCTGAGCAGCAATTTCTGCGTCTGTCTTTATGTTGGTTTCGAGAAGTATCTCTGACTCCTCAAGGGTCTCTGGAAGTTGTTCTGGGTCTATGTCCAGTACCACGCCAGTCTGTTGCTTCAGCTGGATTAGTTGCTCTCTGGCCTCCACCTGCATTTGAATCCTTTTCTTCTGCTCATTTTTTTCAGAAGAAGACAAAGGGTCAACCGCCTCAAGATTAGGGTATGGGTCTCTCGACAGAATCTTGTTGACCACGACGCGAACAAACTTCGGCAGTATAGGAACTGGGGTAAAGTCTATATTCAGAAGGCTACCGTCGTTGTTGTTTGGGTCAAGGGTGTGAAGCAGTTGCTTATAGATGGAGGTATCCTGCGTTCCGTTGGCGTAATTTCTCGAACGCTCGAACGTAGAGTTTCTCTTGGAGAACAATGAGTTTGTGTCATTTATCTTCCCCCACTGAGACTCTATGGCCTTGGCATACTTGATGCCGTACTCCTTGCTTGCCTTTACAGAGGCATCTGCCAAGGGGTCTGGAAATCCTCCTGTGTTCTTGTTTTCTTTATTGTACATTACGGCAGAGCGTATACTGCGCTATAACACAATATAACTCTGCAAATATAAATAAATCAACCCATGACCTTGTATCTACGCATAAATCTCTTGTCTTCAAATGACACCACTGGCTTTTCCTTCGCCTTTTGAGCGGCTAGGAGTGCCAAACCAGAACTTATAGTCAAGTCAAACTTGGTTCTCTTGTCAATCTTAAAGCCTATCCAGTCCTCCAGCGTCCTGTCAAAATACATCTTCCCCATCTCCCCAGTCTCGTAGTTTATCCCGACATGGTTGTGGACGTAAGACTCTATGGCCTGGGCATGGGCATGTATGATGTCCTGCGAGTTTGACGGGATTCCCTTGGTCTTCACGCTTGTATTAGAACCAGAAATCTTCAGGTGCTCTGGCCTGTCCATGATGTACCCGTCATAACCCCTCTGCTCAAAGTACCTGACTATGCCGTACTTGTTGTTTTCTATCAGAAGCGGGTATCCATAGAAGAAGGCGCACATAAGGACATCCTCGTAGAATATCTTGGCCATATCTGGTCGAGAGGCGTACTCAACCACAAACATATTAGACGGCCTGTTCATGGAGAACTTGTTGTACATGTGCAAGGCCCCCTTAGAGCCCCTACCGTCTACAGTAGCATCAATGTCATAGGAGTCGACCCCGCCGCATCCGTAGTCAGAAAACGGTGGGACACGCTTCCCCTGATACTCCTTCATCACATTTCGCTCATCGTTGGGGGGCATCCAGCACACCCTAAATCTGCCGTTGACATTAGGAGAAAACACAACCTTCTTGTCTTTCTCCTCCCAAACAAAGTTTCCCTGTACGACGGGGTGAGGGTACAGTTCCTGGTTGTGCTCTATCTGCTCGTAAATCTTTCCTACGTTAAATATGCTCCCAGACACGCTGTCTCTAAACGCCTCGTCTTCGTTGAACGGGAACTGCCTGACTATCTCGTTCATCTCCGATGAGTCATGCTTCATGCTGTCTCTCTCGTTTCTCAAGAAGTCCTTGGCGCCTATGGCGGTGGTTCCACCGTCGAGCGTCTCAACTGGCTCTTCTGGGGTCTCTGCTATAGGATTACCATAGACATCAAAGAATCCCTCCAGGGCGTCATAGGCAGGGACAAAAATCTTGTACAGTCCGCTCTTGGTTCTTCCGTTGGCATTTCGCTCAAACGGGTTGCTGTCCTCCCATAGCTTCTTATACTCCTCACCACCATTCTGCATTGGATTCACGGTGCTGCCAACCAAAGCCTTACCAACCACGTTCTTACCAACGATGAGACACGTACGCTCTATCCTCCACGCCTCCCTTATATCTGAAGGGTCCTCCCACTTACCAGCCTCATCCAAATACAACATGTGCAGTTTTTCACCGTCGTATGCGTTGTT